TGCGCATTCGCTATCACCCGAACAGAAACTTCGACAAGCTGTTCGAGGGCGAAGGCCAAATGCCAATTGATAAGGACGCCATTGCGCAGTTTATCGGGTGGATGGGTGAGCTGACCCAGGTCAATCCGATGTTCAACTGGCGCTTCTACGACAGCAACCCGGCGGCCTAGAAACCCTCCAGGTTGTTGAGAGGCCGTCAACGTCCCCAACACGCAGGCGGCCTCTCGCTTGCTTTCACATTCCCTCAGACGGAGACATCGTCAATGGCTACCAGAGATCCAGACAGCACCATCGTTGCGCTGTTCAAGCATCACGCCGTCAAGAACGAGGGCCGCTCCGTCAAGGAAGGCCGTCCGATCTACGACGACATGGAGATCTGCGAGATCCGCTTCGCCGGATCACGCAATGTTTCAGTTTTCCCGGCGCTGGCTTTCTCGCACTGGGGCAACGATGACGCGACGCAGGAGCAGATCGCGATCACCTACGCCGAACGATTTCCCCGCCAGTACCGGCAATTCAAGGAACACACCATGCAGACCAAGAGCGGCACGCCGCTCACGCATGTGCCGTTCCTCACCGAGGCTCGCCGGGCCGAGTTGCGGGCGCTCAACATCTACACCGCCGAGGCGCTCGCCCATGTCGACGGCCAGGAGCTGAAGAACCTGGGGTCGTATGGCCGCGACCTGAAGAACAAGGCCATCGAGTTCATCGCCGAAGCCAAGCTTGGCGCACCGACCGCCGAGGTGCTGGCGGAGCTGGAGGCGCTGCGGGCACGCAATCAGATCCTCGAAGACGATGCCAAAGCCCTCGCCGACATGTCCGACAAGGACGGCGAAAGGACTGGCGGGCCGTTCGACCACATGACGCCGGAGATGCTGCGCGACTTCATTAAGACTAATACCGGCCACGCGCCGCATGGCTCGCTGAACCGCAAGACCCTGGTGCGAATGGCTAACGAGGCCCAGCAGAAAGTTGCCTGATGTCGTTACTGTCGGTGGTCAAGGATGTCTGCCTAACCGTCGGCGTGGCGATACCGCCGTCGGTGTTCTCGGCAATCAGCACCAACCGAACCATGTCGGAGATGCTGACGCTGGCCAACGAGGTGGCGCAGAAGATCGCCTACGACACCCGTGAGTGGACACAACTGACCAAGAACGCAGTGGTTACCGGCGACGGCGTCACCACGGCCTGGACCTTACCTACCGACTTTAGGCGCATGCTGCTGTCGTCCAACGTCTGGCGTTCTTCCACTCTGGTGGCGCCGATGCGTTTCGTTCCTGACGTTGACGAGTGGACGAACCGTCGCGCCAGGAACTACAGCGACAGCCGTGGCGAGTGGACGATGATGGGCGGCCAGATGCATATCGTCCCAGTGCTTGGCACCGCTGAAACGGCGTCGTTTCCGTACCTCCAGAAGAACTGCATCAAGCTGTTTTCCGGTGGCGTTGGCGACACGTTTCTCGATGACGGTGACAGCTTCATCCTGGGCGATCGTATCCACAAGCTGGGCATGATTTGGCAGTGGAAGGCTCAGAAGGGGTCGCCGTATGCCGAAGATATGGGGACATACGGCGACGCGCTGCTGATGGTGATGGGCGGTGACAAGCCCGCGCCGATCATCGCCGGACGGTCGCCGATCTCGGTCAGTGCTGGAGTTTCCTATCCCTGGCCGGTGCCGACGCCATGAGTGGACATCAAGCCTTTAAACGGGTGCCGGTGCAGCCGGAGGTGGCGCAGCACTATCAGACCATGACGTTCCCGGCGCCAACACGCGGCATCATCGAGAGCGAGAACTTTACCTACATGCAGCCGGGCGGCGCCATTCGTCTGGACAACTGGGTGCCGACACTGCGCGGAGTCAAGTTGCGTGGTGGCAGTGTGCGGTGGGCACAGTTGCCCGAGGTCGAGCCGGTCATCTCTGGTTTTGAATACATCTCCTACGGCAACGACAAGATCTTCGCCGCCAATCAGAGCAAGCTTTACGACGTGTCGGTGTCGGGCTTCCCGCAGGAGGTCGTGGCCGGGATGTCGTCAGGAAACTATTCCGCCACCCAACTGTCCAATCAGGGCGGCGACTGGATGGTCGCGGTGACTGACAGCGGTGGCGACCCGCCGCTGCGGTTTGACGGTACGACGTGGACTAAGCTGACCAATGACGAGATCAACGGCCCGATAGACAGCGCCGTCGAGCATGGCCGGGATCTCGTCTATGTCTGGAAGTATCGCAACCGGCTGTTCTTCATCGAATACCAATCGATGAACGCTTGGTATCTGCCCCTCAATGCTATCCAGGGCGCGCTGCTGATGATCCCGCTGTCCGGCGCCGCCACCAGGGGCGGTAAGCTGCTGTTTGGCGCGACATGGTCAATAGATGCAGGCGACGGCACCGACGACAAATGCGTCTTCGCTACCGACCAGGGTGAGCTGCTCATATTCAGTGGCGGTGACCCGTCGGTGGCCACCAACTGGCGGCAAGAGGGCCGCTACCAGATCAGCAAGCCGATGGGGCAGAACGCCCACATGTCGATCGGCGGCGATCTGCTGATAGCGACGGTCGACGGCATCGTTCCGGTATCTCAGGCTATTACCAAGACGCAGGACCAGCTCGACCTCGCCAGCCTGACCCGCAACATCAAGTCCACATGGCGGGACATGGTGACCACACGCAATACGTTTCCCTGGCAGATGAAGAAGTGGGACGAGTGGGGTGGCGTCATCACGACGTGGCCGGGCGGCCCGGAGGGCAAGCAGTATGTTGGCGTCGCCAACAGCGCCACAGGCGCCTGGGGTCGTATCACTGGATGGGACGCGCTGTGCTGGATCTATCTGCACGGTCGCATGTTCTTCGGCACTCAGACCGGCAAGATCATGGAGGCCAACCGCACCGGCTACGACGACAACCAGTATCCGTACACCGCTGTCATGGTGGGCGGCTGGGAGATGTTTCAGCAGACTGCAGCCACCGTGGTCTGGCATCAGGCCCGCGCTACGTTCTCGTCGGTGCCCGGCCAGCCGTTCGTCCCGCAGCTTTCGGCATGCACCGACTACGTCGTCAAGATCCCGATCCCGCCACAGGCCGGTCCTGATCCTGGCATCCCAGACGTGTGGGACCAGGGGCTGTGGGGAACAGATCCGCCATTAGGGCACGCGCTGTGGGATCAGGCGGCGGCGTTGTTTGCGCCCGTGGTGCGCAACACTGGCTGGGTGTCGATCGGCGAGACCGGGTTCTCGCACGCGCCGATCTGTCAGGTGACCGTGGCGCAGCACGCCACACCAGTGGTGGAGCTGATTTCGATCAGCGCAACCTTCGAGCGTCTTGGCGTAAACGTCTAGGAGTTGGCTATGGCTTCAGCGCCAGCGATACCAGAGATCCCGGCGGTCCCGGTCGATCCCGCAGTAGACCCTGCGGCGCTGCCGGTTGACCCGAACGCGCCTCCGCCGCAATCGAACAGCGTCTACCAGAACTATGACCCAGTTGGCGCGATGGGTGGGCTGTTTGCGCCCGGCTACGTTCATGGCTGGGCGCCGTCGGAGAAGGCCGTCGCCGACTGGACCGCCGGTCATCACATTGGCCGCGACACCGTCGAGGCCTCGCGGATGCCCGGCGAGTACATGGACCCAACGCAGATGACGCGGGGCGATGGCGTCTACGGCGGGCCACTGCCGGTCAATCAGAGCTACGGCGACAAGCGCGGCACGGTCGACCCGGAGGCGCTGCGGATCTGGGCGCAGGGCGGCAAGTACGATCTGGACGCACGCCGCAACGCCATTGCGGCACGGGTGGCCGCTAATCAGGCGGCATCAGCAGCTGTGGCAGCGCGACCGCCGCCGCCAAACATCTGGGGCTGACAATGCTGACGTATCTGTATGGAGCCGATCAGCTGGTCGCCGGTTTTGTGGCGCAGATGATCCCGCACTGTCGTCGGGGCTTCCCGCTCGACGCCACTGCCATTGGCGTGATGCGCGACGGCGCCCTGATAGGCGGCATGGTCTACCACAACTACGACGCCGAGGCCGGACTGATCGAAATGAGCGGCGCTGCTGTCGACGCCAGATGGCTGACCCGCGAGACGCTGGCGCGAGTGTATCGCTATCCGTTCATCCAGTGCGGCGTGCAGATGACGTTGATGCGGGTGCCCATCGAGAATGAGCGCCTGCTGCGCCAGCTCGCTGCCTTCAATTACACGTTCGTCAAGGTGCCGCGCATGTTTGGCCGCGACAAGGACGGCGTGCTGTGCCTGCTCACCTACGAGGACTGGTGCGAGAACAAGGTCAACAAGCGATACCGGCACCACGAGACTGATGCCGAGCTGGAGGATGCCGCATGATCGACTATTCCAATCCGATGGGGGTGGGCGCCACGGCGCCTTCGACAGGCCCCGCCAACCCAGCCGGGATGCAGCGCAACGCCATCACTCAGGCGCTGATGAACGTCGCCAACCCGCCGCCGCGCACACAAGTGCCGCCGGGTCTGGGGCAGCAGGGCGGCCAGATGCAGCCAAACCCGGCGCTGTCGCGTCCGCCGAATAATCTGGCCGGGCCAAGCATGCCGCCGCCGGGCGCCAGCATGGGTGCAGCCAACGCCATGCCTGGGATGCAGCCACCGGGCATGCCGGGTCAGGCCGGTATGGCGCCGACGGCGCTGACCCCGCCACCGGGCGGCGGAATGCTTCCAACACCGGGCACGCCAATGCCAGCAGGGCCGCAACCCGGTGCGCCAAATGTCGCGCCCACACCGCTCGCACAGCAGCTGCTGCCGCCAGGGGTCAATCCAGGGAATTACTAGATGGGTAAGTCGGCACCGTCACCGCCTCCAGCACCAGATCCTCGACAGACTGCTGCGGCCTCGACATCCACCAATGTCGCGACGGCGATCAGCAATGCGTTCCTGAACAACACCAACCAGATCACGCCGGATGGGTCGCTGAACTACGACGTGACCGGCAATTACGACTGGACCGATCCGTATACCGGCACGCACATCAACATTCCGACCTTCACGGCGACGCAGACGCTGTCTGAGCAGCAGCAGGCCATCAAGGACCAGACTGACGCCAGCAAGTTCAACATGGCCGGGCTGGCCAATACCCAGAGCGCCCGGCTGGGTAATCTGCTGTCGAAAGACATCGATCTGTCGGGTGCGCCAGCCGCTGCCGATCCAAATCAGATCAGCGGCGTCCCCAAGGCGGCGACGACATTCGGCGATGTCGGCAGCCAGCAGAGCAGCTTCGCCAGCGGCTACGGCGATCCCAACTCTGTAACGCAGACCTACGGGCCGTCCGACAACTTCAGCGCCGATCGGCAGCGGGTCGAGGACAGCCTGATGGCGCGGATGAACCCGCAGCTCGCCATCGAGAAGCAGGGCATTACTCAGCAGCTCGCCGACCAGGGCATCCGCTACGGCTCGCAGGCCTACACGTCGGCGATGGACAACTACAATCGGCAGGCCAACGACGCCCGCTTCGCCGCTGTCGGTCAGGCCGGTAGCGAGCAGCAGCGCATGATGGACATGGCGGCCCAGAAGGCGGGCTTCCAGAACCAAGCGCAGCAGCAGGCCTACAACGAGCAGCAGGGCATTGGCACATTCGCCAATCAGGCGCAGAGCCAGAACTACCAGCAGGCAGCAGGCCGGGCCGACTTCGGCAACGCCGGTCTCGCCGCCCAGGTGGCGCAGGCGCAGACCAGCTTCAACGCGCAGAACATGGCGCGCAACCAGTACATGAATGAGCAGTATGCGCTGCGCAATCAGCCCATCAACGAGATCTCCTCGCTGATCAGCGGTTCGCAGATCAGCAACCCGAATTTCGTCAACACGCCGAACAACCAGATCCCGACCACCGATGTCGCTGGCCTGATCAACAATCGCTTCAGCCAGGACATGTCGATCTATCAGCAGCAGAACCAAAACTATCAACAGCAGATGGCGGGCATCTACGGCCTCGCTGGCGGCCTGTTGAAGGGCGGCATGGGCATGATGGGGATGTCGGACCGCCGCGAGAAGGAGAACATCAAAAAGATTGGCACGGTGTTCGCTCACCCGTCAGCGGTCGCTGACGCCGATCACGACCAGCCCGGCTCGATCCTGCGTCCGCAGGAGGCCGATCACGATGAGCTGCCGATCTACTCCTACAGCTTCAAGCGCGATCCAAACTCGACACGGCACATTGGCCCGATGGCGCAGGATGTCGAGAAGATCATCCCAGAGGCGGTCACCGAACGCGGCGGCATCAAGTACCTCGACCACGGCATGGTCATGGGCAACATTTTGAGGGCTGCATAACATGGCAGGCGCAGAAGATCTGATCCCAAGTCAGTTTATCTGGGGCGGCAACACCGGGCTCAACGCCCAAGAGCTGCAGCAGCGCCGCGCTATTGCTGCAGCCTTGGCCAGCAAGCAGAAGCCGTTTCCTAAGAACAAGGGCGAGGGCCTGACCTATCTCGGCGAAAGCTTCAACGAGGGTGTGCATGACTTCATGCTGGCCAGGATGGCGGCGCAGCAGAAGGCCGCCGAAGCCAAGCTGCCACAGGTGCCGGGCACCTACACGCCAAGTGTTCAGCAGGAAGTGCCCGCTCCAGCTCCGGTGACCTCGCCATACGCGACACCAAGGGCTCCTACAGCACCAGCACCAGCACCAGCACCAGCGCCAGCACCAGCGTCAGCACCGGCACCGCAGTCTTCCGCTGAACCGCAGGGCAATCCCAACGCCACATTCGTGCCACCGTGGCCGGTGACCGCTGACATGCGACCGCCTGCGCCACCGATCCAACCAGCGACCGGCAACGCTGCCGTGGCGGACCGCTTCATGCCGCCGCCAGCTCCCGGGCCAGCCAGGGCAGTGGCGACAGAACGCATCGCGCCGCAGACGGTGGCGGCTGCGCCGGATACCGGGCCGCCAGCAACCGAGAGCGTCGCGCCGCCGTACACGCCGGGATCGCAGTTTGCCGACCGGGATCTGATCAGCACTACGGCGTTCACGCCGCCTACCGGCAACGAGCAGCGAGTGGCGATGACCTCTCAGGAGGAGCCGCTGGTGCCGGAAGTGCCGGAAGAGCGACCAGTGCCGGGTCCAGGGCCGTTTGTCGGCCCGATGGACGACCCGAGGATGCAGGCGCGGGAACGCGCCATTTCCGGGATCGAGAGCGGCGGATCGCGCAATCCGTATGGCGAAGTTGGCATTGCCACTAAGGGCGGCAACGCTCTCGGCAAGTTTCAGGTGATGAGCAACGAAATCCCGGAACGCACCCAGGCGGCGCTTGGCTACAAGATGACGCCGCAGGAGTTTCTCAATAATCCCAACGCGCAACACATTCAGTTTCGCCAGCAGTTCGGCGACGCCGTCAAGAAGTACGGCGAGGAAGGCGCGGCGCGCAATTGGTATGGCGGCGACCGAGGCATGTACAATCTTGGTGCCACCGACGCGCATGGCCGCCT